GCCCACTACAACAAGATCTACCCGCATATCGACCAACTGAGTAGCTTTATGTACTCAGCCGATACCACCAGATTCTCTATAAACATCGGCGCATCACAGCCAAAGTCATTCCATAAGATGATTCCGGCTTTGACTAAGGGTTTGCACGACTATTGGCTGAACTCAAATGCCGATCAGGTCTTCGCCCAAGCGCTTAACTGGTCACTTTGCTACAACTCAACCTTTGTAAAGCTGGTCTGGCGCAATGGAATCCACCCCTACATGGTCGAACCACAGGTTTTTGGGGTGCTGCGGGAGGATACGCCCTACACAGACAGGCAAGAAGCGGTTCTGCAAGAGTATTACATGACCAGAAGTGAGCTTTATAGCCGTCTTTACGCCCATCCGAGGCGTGAAGAGATCATAGAGGCCATGTCTTTTGCCGAACAAGAGGTCAAACACTACCCAGAAGGGGTAGAAAGGCTCGTTACCAGCGCCATTGACCCCACAATCTACGGCAATGTGCAGATGAACCTGGCTGGATCACAGAATTACGTCCCCAGAATCGGTGAACCGACCGTAAAAATGTACGAATTGTGGATTTTTGACGATGAAATCAACGATTATTGCTGCGTAACCATCGCAGAACCCCGTGTAGTCATCTATGACCGCCCCTCTAAGAGCCTTTTCTTGGAGGGTGAGCAACCCTTCGTACAGGTCTGCCCAAGCCCTCAATATGACTATTATTGGGGTCAATCTGAGACCCAAAGGCTCGTTTTCCTGCAAGAAATGCGGAATAAACGGGTTTCTCAGGTCTTAGAACTGCTGGATAAGCAAGTTTCCCCGCCAAAAGCCATTATGGGCTTTACAGGCATCTTGGATGAGAAGAACTTTGCGCTTAATCGCGCCGGTTCTTTCATTTCTACCGATATGCCTAACGCCAAAGTCGAGGAATTTGCGCCAAATATCCCGAATGACATCTTCCGTGAGATTGCCGAGATCGACGCAATGTTCGCAGAAGCCTCGGGCATCACTTCTGTACTGTCTGGACGCGGTGAAACCGGCGTTCGTTCTCAAGGCCACGCCAGTCAGCTTGCCCGACTTGGTTCCTCCCGCGCCAAGCGCAGGGCGCTAATCGTCGAGGACAGCCTGGAGAAGATCGCTACCCTTTACCTCAAGATGATGCAGGTCTACGATGATACGGTTTATACAGATACTGATGGCAACAAGTTTATTGCTAGTCAATTCACAGACGATTTTGTGGTCAAGGTCGATGCCCACTCTAACTCGCCAATCTTCATGGAAGATCTGAGGGAGTTGACTTTCAACCTCTACAACGCCGGCGCTATCAGCAAGTCCCGCCTCGTCGAACTTCTCGAACCGCCCATGAAAGACATCCTCTTGGATGACATTCTGAAGGCAGAGCAGCAAGCAGCAGCGGCACCGCCCGCCCCCGAAGGCGCACCTTCAGCACCGCCGGGAGCAGAGGCACCCACTAACGCACAACCACCATTGAGGGCCGTGCAATGAATCAAAACTCAGGCGCAATGAATACGCAGTCCATGCTTAAAACTGGCGATCAACCACGCGCTACTAGCCGTGACATCGCCTCTGAAAACAAACCTGCATCTATGGCGTACATCCGTAGTCAGCCAAGAGGTGCTACTCTACGCACTAATCAATCCCGAGGGATGAAGCGAGGATAATATGTACGAGAAGACTAAATACCCTGCAAAACGCACTGAGCCGCGCAAAACTAAGCGTAGCTAACGAGGGGCTAAGTGATTTTGCCCCTTTTTTGTGGTTGACACGATAGATATTTGTTATCTACCGTTAGCGCAAGATAGGAGTCGAGTATGGCAATTGGTTCAAAAGACATGATGGACATGATTAAAGCGGGTCAGGGCATGGGCTCTGAAACGCCTACGCCGCCTCCTTCAGAGCAAGGAGAGACTACGGCTCCTATGGCTAGTCCCATGACCACTCCCGAACCCCAGAAGGGCGATCAGGAGCAAGCCAAACTCAACATAATGATGGCACTCGATATGCTCCAGCAGGCTCTAGGAGTCTTTGGCATGGACTCGCCAGAAGGCAAGACTCTGGAGCAGGTGGTAATGGACATTACCAAGCAGTTCGGTGAGCGTGAGGCTAAGACCCGCGAACTGATGCCTGCTGAGATTATGAATTTGATCCAAACTCTCCCCCAGGCTGGTGGCGCTACGCCTGGTCAGAGAGCAATTGCTCAAGCGCCTGTTGCGGGTACAACCGCCCCCCCACTACCAATTTAGGAGTCCATGATGGAGCTTTTTAAACCCAAAGGTGCGCTGCAACCCCGCCGTCCGACGGATAACTCGCAGCAAAATGGTCAGATCGTCAACACCCCCCGTTTCTCTGTAATGGGTGGTCTGGACAACGCTTCTAAGACTGGTAAGCGTAACCAGATGACGATGAGCAAACCCGGCGATACCAAAAAAGTTATCTAGGTCATAAAAGGGGCTAATTATGAGTTTAGAAAACTATTCACCAGAAGCAATTAGTGAGCTGGCGGCGCTTTCCAAGCGTCTGTCGGAAGATCCAGCTACGCGCAAAGACTTTCTGCGCCTGACCAAGAAGGTACATCCCGACCTTCCCGTTCCTGAGATCGAAATGGAAGAGGCAACAAACTCCCGAGTTTCTGCCGCTGAAAAGCGTGTTATGGAACTTGAGGCTAAGTTGCGTCAGAAAGAGGTCAAAGAGGAACTGGCAAAGCGCCGTAACTCGCTGAAAGAGGCGGGTGTGGCGCGGTCAGAAGATGACATCAAGGAAATTGAGAAGATCATGACCGAAAAGGGCATTGCTAATCACGACACCGCTGCCGAGTATTGGAAGTGGATGAAGGAAGCATCAACGCCTGTATCGTCTGGCTTTCCGCAGCCTGTGATGTCTCGCATGGATATACAGGGATACATGAAGAATCCAGTAGGTGCAGCGCGTGAAAACGCTGCGGCGGCTTTGGCTGAACTTCGCAAGAATCCAAGGCCGATTGGACTGTAGTAAATATGGGGCTTATTGAAAACTTCGGAGGTAAATTATGCCTATAGGTGGCGGCATCCTTCCGGCTTCGGGTACTAATCAGTACAACGAGTTGACTTATGTCACTCGTCGGGCATTTATCCCGAAGTTGGTCGTACAAATCTACAACTCGACGCCCTTGATGGCGGCGCTCATTGCCAACAGTCAAACCGCTTCCGGCGGTGTGTCCTCGGTGACGGTGCCTGTCCAGGGTTCCCAGTTTGTCAACGCGCAGTGGTCTGACTACTCAGGCTCCTTTGCCCAGCCTAGCGTCCAACAGGGTGCTTATCAGGCAGAGTTCAACTTGAAACTGCTCATCTCCCCCGTACCGTTCCTCGGTATGGAAGGTGCGGTGCAGCAAGACTACGCCATTATCCCTCTTATCGAGGCTCGCATGAACGATGCGACCAACGTGATGATGGATTCGATGGCTACTGCCCTGTATACCAATACTTCTAACGCGCAACAGTTCATTGGACTGCCTGCTGCCGTGGATGATGGTACGGGTACTGCGACCTACGGAAACATCAACCGTAGCACGAACACTTGGTGGAAGAGTAAGCAGTACGCTGCCGGCTCTGTGAACCCCACTCGCCAGAACGTCCTCCAGTACATTTCGGGTACTGTGAAGAACGGCGCAGAGGTTCCGACCTTTGGTGTTTGCGGCTTCGGTACATGGACTCTCCTGGCTCAAGACTATGTAGGCCAAGAGAACTACATGATTACTCCGGGTTCTGGATTTGATGGTGATGCCAATGGCCCCCAGGCTGCGTTCCGCGCCCTGATGGTTGCTGGTGTGCCGATCTATCCTGATCCGTACTGCCCAGAAGGTACTCTCTACCTGTTGAACACGAACTATCTGTCCATGTATATCCATGAGCAGGCTTCGTTTGCGTTTACTGGCTTTGAGTCCACCCTGCCCAACTTCCAGATTGGTTATGTCGGCGCTGTGTTGATGATTGCTGAACTCGTCAATACCAAGCCTAAAGCCATGACGAAGATCACGGGCTATAACTCACTTAGCCTGTAAGGAGGAAAATCATGTCTTTAGCGATTAACAAAATCCTTCTTGCTGGTGCCAATGCAAACAGTGACGGTGCTTACTTCCAAGCAAGCACCATTGCTGTAGCAAACTCCTCGTCAACGGTTATTGCCGCTGGAACGTACTATGTTTACCCGACTGCTAACGTAGCAATTCAGGTAAACAACAACTCCAACGGCAATGCTTTTGCGAACGTGTATGCGGGTGGCACTGGTGGATTGGTCATTTCTGATGGCGTAAACGTGCGTCTTCGTGAATATGCTGGCAGCGGCAATGCTACTGTCAACGTAGTAACGATTAACGGTGGTGAAGCTGCTGGCTCAACTTACGTTTAAGGAGGCATCATGGACGCTAATAAGGTAGGCAATCAGCTACCCGATAGATTCGGTCAGATTCTGTTGGGTCAGCTTATTGGCGCAAACATGAACTCCACTAGCGATCAGCAGATCGTTATCTTTTCAGCACCTGCCAAGTACATCATTCGTCGCATTGTGGTTACTAATGCTTCCACCAGCCTAACCACGGCTGTTGGAGGCATTTACCCCGCAGTGAGCAAGGGTGGAACGGCAATCGTAGCCAATACGCAGGTCTATAGCGGTCTCACGGCTTCTGGTAAGTTTGTTGACTTAACTATTGCCTCTGGCTATACCTCTGGCGGCGATGTTCTGACGGTTAAGAGCATCTATCTGTCGTTGACTACGCCTCAAGGTGCTGCGGCTACTGCTGATATTGAAGTTTATGGAGATATCATCACGCTATGAGCGACTTATATGTGACCAACAATGGGATAGAACCTCTCATCGATGGGTTTGATGGGACTTTTTATGAGTTTCTGCCTGGTAAAGAGGTGCAGATACCCGAGATTGTTGCAAAGCATATATTTGGCTATGGCGATGATGATAAAGAGCCGTATTTTGTAAGACTAGGATGGATGAAGATGTCTACTGATCTACCTGCCGCAAAAGACAGGATGGCTCAGTTCTCGTTTTCATCTACCTCGACCAAAACCGTCCACTTGTCAGCCCCGGTGGTGGAACGAGTAGCCGCGCCCATGCCTAAAGCACGGGTTGCGGCGAAAGTTGCAGCACTATCAAGCAATGAGTAGATATGGCAACCACTCTATCGGGCTACATCACAGAAACCCGGCGATTGTTGCATGATGTCAATGCGAACTTCTGGACAAATGCCGAACTAACTGACTACATCAACGATGGTCGTGGGCACCTGGTGCAAGACACGGGGTGCAATCGCGTTCTCCAGAACCACACGATTACCACTGGCACCGAGGTCATAGACTTCTCTGCCTTGCCAGAAGGCGTAAGAACCCTAGACGTACTAAACGTAATCCTCTACTGGGGGAATACCCGTATACCGTTGTACTACCTGCCGTGGACTGACTTCAATGCTCAGTTGCGCTACTGGCAAACCTATACTGGCAGGCCCATTGGCTTCTCCATGTACGGGCCAAAGAAGATCTACATCTCTCCCACGGCAGATCAAAACTATGCCTGCGAGATTGATACGGTTGTCGAGCCAGAAGATCTTTCTGATGCCAGCCCTACAGAGACGCTTCCCTCCCCGTTTACCGAGGCAGTGCCCTTTTATGCGGCTTACCTAGCCAAGTATCAGGAACAGTCCTACGGGGAGGCAGAGATATTCAATCAGGAGTACAAGAAGCACGTTCTCCAGGCACTAAATACTTCATTTACGCGCAGACTACCGACACCTTACATAGCGGGGTACTGACATGGCTGCGGTAGAGCAGAAGAAAAGTTATGCCGTAGTCAAAGACTTCAAGGGTGTAAACACCAAGAACTCCCGTACCGTGATCGGAGATGGGGAGTTTGGTTGGCTAGAGAACGCCATGCCTATCGGTTTTGGCAACCTTAAGACGGTTCCAGGCAACCAACAGCTTGCAAACGTCACTTGGAGCGCAAATACCGCCTTTATGGGGTCGGTAAACATCAACAACAACGAGTACATCCTCTCGTTTAACAACAATGGCAGCGCCCAATACGTAAACATTACGACTGGCACTACAGGAAACATAGCCAATGCAGGTACTTTTTCTAACTCAGGCGTAGCAATTACGCAATGGAAGAACGAACGTGCGCTGATTATTGACCCAAACAACGGCTATAAGACCTGGGATGGGGTAGATCTCCATGATATAGGGGCGGTCAACAGCATTACGATCAACAATGGTGGCTCTGGCTACTTAGCAGCCAACACTACCGTCACTTTTAGCGCACCAAGCCAAGCAAACGGCGTTACGGCTACCGGCGAAGTGGTGCTTATCGGCAATGTGGTCTCAGAAATTATTCTTACTGAGGCTGGAATAGGCTATACCTCGCCTCCTAGCATCACAATCTCTGGCGCTGGCTCCAATGCCAACGCTACTTGCACGATCCTAGACCAAAATGGCATCGACATAGCCACGTTCTCAGGCAGAGCCTGGATTGCTAGTGATCGAACGGTGTTCTATACCGCCGCAGACACCTACAACGACTTCTACAGCATCTCTTCTGGCTTTTTGACCATTTCAGACGCTACTTTGAGGACGAACATTACCCGCATCCTAGCGGCTAACAACTTTCTCTATGTTTTTGGTGAGGATTCCATCAACGTCTTCTCAGATGTGCGTGTAGATTCCACGACTGGAGAGACGTTATTTACCAATACGAACGTATCTGCGTCTGTTGGCTCAAACATCAAGCAGGCCATCTTCCCGTACTTCCGTTCAGTCCTTTTTATGAATGAGTACGGCGTGTACGCCCTAGTAGGCGCAACAACAACCAAGATTAGTGACCCGCTTGACGGTGTATTTCCGCTTATCGACTTTGACAGCCAGATCAGCGGCGGTCAGTGCCTTATCAACAACATCTTGTGCGCGGTCTACAACTTCCGCTACAACGACAATGGCACCTTCCGCTGGATACAGGCAGCGTTCTTTGAGCGTAAGTGGTTCTTCACCAATCAACTCACCGATTGTTACTTTGTCGTACCCTCAGTAAGTGATGGATTCTTGAACCTTTACGGCTCTACTGGTACAAATCTGTATCAATTTTATGAAGATGAAACCAATCCAGTATCCATAGACATACAGACTGCATTGTTACCTATGGGTG